CGTGATTCCCCATTTTTGCATAGATTCTTGCCTTTGGAAATTTGAAACGTAGGAATGAAAAGAACTGTTTTGTTAGTTGTAGTTCCGATTTAAATGATCGTTTGCTTTTCTCTTTTTCAAAGCTGCTAATCTCGTAGCAATCTATAAAGTCACCGCCCAACACAACAGTATCGCAACCGTTCTTTACTCCGTAGTCAATCGCTAAGTGTAAAGCTTTAATGTCGTGATACGGAATGTGAACATCAAACAACATCAGAACTTTCTTACCTTCAATCTCAATGATTGTTTTTTCTTTCGTGTCTGACTGTGGCAGATGATGCGCAACTGGTATTGATTCGTCAAATTTCTTTGGACGATTCTTGCACGTAACGTGACGATGATACTTTGAAGCAATGTTGCCGATAGTAGTGTTGTACTTCTTAGCAATTCTAATCTTGAAAGCGGTTAATGTCTCGCCTTCTTTTTTGGTTTCAATCTTGAAAATCTCATCCCATTTTGGAGTGTTTGTCATTGTGTATTATTTAAGTTATTAAGAAAAAAGAAAAGGAGCGACTGCTCCCTTAGATATTTTTATATTCTGCTTTTGCATCAAAACTAGGACAAGCTTTAGCTACGTTTGGAAAGTCTTTGTGTCCTTGAATTATCGCGTGTGGAAACATAGTTTTCAATGCTTTCAATCTTGTCATTAGTTGGCGTTTCTGCGCATCAGTTCTGTTGTCTGTTGGCTTACCTAACTTGTTCACACCACCGATATAGCAGATGTTTATGATTGACTTGTTCCAACCCTTCACACCGTTTGATGGTTGAGCAATTGTAAGTAGTTGCGTTTCCTTTCCATCTGCTTCAATGATGTAATGATAGCCCGGTGACTTCCACCCTAGATTCTGCTTCCAATAACGTTGTATTGCTTCAACTTTTGCATCTTGTCCAGTTGCTGAGCAGTGAACTACTATGTGTGTTATTGTTCTCATTCGTTGTCTATTTGGAACTGTCCTTTTTCGTCAAACGATTTCAGCCTTTTCAAAATCCACTTGGGAAGTAAGTCAGGTTTTATAGCACCAATATTTTCAACAATACTAATTGCTTCTCTTACGAGTAATGCAGCGTAGCATAGTTCTTCTACCCACAAAAATAGAGATTTAGTTAATTCATTGGTACTGAAATTCGTTAGATTGTGGACAACTACCAAGAAGAAAGCGTATAGCACACTCTTAATAACCATTCCACCGAACCGTGAACTACTTAGAACGTGATACTTCCAAGCCTTCCAGATGCCTAAGACAGTGTCTATCGCAATCATTATGACTAGATAGATAAGAAAAGACCAATCGTCAAAGAAATATGTGTTGAAAAATGCAGCCAAGCTAGACCAACTGATGGCAATTAGTAGCGGCATTTTCATTTTCAATAAATCAAGATATGGATAAAATATGGATAGCGAATCATCTCTCATAACATCACTCTTTTTTCTTGTCTGCTATGAATTTTTTTAGTTTGGCTTCTACTTCTTTTCGAAGTGCTTTGCCTCTTGTCTTTTTACCTCCACCACTTGCAGTCGTAGTTGTTGTCATATGGATAATTATTTCTAGTTGATAAACTATTGCCCGTACTAAACACCATCTTGCCACGTCCGTAAACGTTCTTGACTGGCTGCGTTTCGGGGAAGGTGCTTGACGAGTATTCAGGGAATGAATTGTTATTGTGACAAAGATAGTCAACCATTTTCTTCGTGTAGTGCAAAGCCTTTCCACGTGCATCGTCAATCAATCTATCTAGTTCACTTTGCGCTATCACTTCGGAATCTTCGCTCGTTCTTTTCACCAATGATCCATTATCATTTCGGTAGTACATAGCAGGTAACAGTTCAACCATTACGAACCACACAAGAGCCTTTCGTATGTAATCATTTCTAAGTGTTAGGTAAACACCCGTGATAGATGAATCTGCGCTATCATCTTTGATTTTATTCCACAAGTCAGAGCCTAGATACTGCTCCATATGTAAGTCTTGCGCCACGTAGATAGCTTGGTAGATTCTATTTGAATCAACTGCTCCGTTTACGTTAGTATATTTCTTGACGAAGTTTTCGTCTATGATACAAATTTCAGCCATTAGTCAATGTTTTTAAGTGAACCTCTGTTTGGTGTGTTAATCGGGCGGATAGATTCTTTGCCTTTTGCAGGTAAGAAATCTAAGCCACTATCCTTCACACGCTCATCATTTTTCAATCCTTTATTCGGTAGGAATTTACCGTCTTTTCTTTTTCTAAAATACACTCTGCGAAGCCAAGAATGGTGACAGTATGCACCACCTTTCCACGTAAATATGTCGTATGTACTTTGTCCTTCTGCCGCGAACTCACTATTCACTCCGTTACTACTCATATCTGCTATGTCCTCATATCGAAACACTCTACCGTTTGTGCTATCACCTACCATCTGTTTGCAGAACCTGCGAGAATTTGCGCTAATGTTCTCTGAGTATTTGTATCGTAATTTGTACAATCCACTATCACCCCAATTACTCGCCTCGTTCGCGTTTGCATAACTACCATAAGCCATATTCACATTCTTCAAACCTTTGAAGTATTCAAGTTCATCTAGACTTCCACCAGCTTCTTCTTCGCTCATCAACTCCCATTCTTCTTCATCTACTATCTCACCAAGTTCGCTCAACTTATTTAACCACTTGTCTTCTTCTTCAACCGTGAACTCTGGAGCATCAGCTTTGCAACAAACTTCAGTCGCTACTTTTTTTTTTAGCTTGGTCAATATTTGACCTGCACCTATTGGAGCAAACAATGGCAATACTACTTCTTCATTAACCCCGTAAATACTCATCAGAATTGCAGAACCTTGCTCAGATGTCAATGCGCCACTATTAACCTTCTCCACTATACCCACAATAGCCGCCATTTGATTAGCATCTAATTGGTCTACTTCTGATTCCTCACCATTGCTCACAATAAATACCGCACTTGATGAATTAGCAGCTTGTAGAATTGTCTCTGCTGCATCAGTAATAAGTCTTTGTGATGGCTCAATAACTTGCTCATTGAATATCTTAAGAGCAGTTTCCATCTCGTCTTTATTCGAACCCAAACCACCGCCCTCACGAATACCAAAAAGCAAAGGAGATGTTACACGGTGAGCAATCATTATCTGACGAGTACAAACATCTTCAAGATATTGATATTGTTTGTCTGCATCAGTGATCGGGAACGGAGTAAATTCCGCTGCTCTATCTCTGTTCTCATTGAACATCAAGACGAACTTACCTGCGTTGACTGCGCCACTAATATTTCTTTCAATATCGTGGCGTACCATATCCATTTCTTCCTGCGTTTCTGGAATACCGTTATTCATCGAAACAACCATCGAAGGGAATAAACCATTCTGAATGTTGTTAACGTGAAATAAAGCTATCTGACGCGACAACTCAATGTAGTTAAGTGAAGAAATGTAGTCAGGCTTTCCGTAGTAATTCGCAGTCGATGAATTTTTGAAGCAGAAATATACTTGTCTCGGATGCTCCTTTTTAGTTTTCTCTGAAAACAACGGTATAAACTTAGGAGCATTTCTGCGCTTCTTTAAGTTTGACCAATCGTTTGAATACCACACACCATTGATGTCACCACTTTCTCTATTGATACCGATTCTGCAATTCTCGAATGGCAAATGCTCAACGAATGAAATCTCACCGCCCAACGTCCACACCACCTGCCAAAAGAAACCACCGTGTAGTTCCAAATCTAAAGCAGTATTGTTCACTGCTGCATCAATTTTCAATGACTTAATAAGCGAAGCAGTACCAACATCTTGTGAAGTGATACCTTTACCTGCAATCATTTGAGAAATTGAGCGCACCAATGATCCGTGAACTGGAGACTGCTCAGCCAATTCAAGGCAGTATTGTGGGAATCCGTTTCTATCACCATAGTCAACCCATCCTTTTGAAGATTCTTTTTCATCACTAGACACCTGCGTGTAATTAGACGAAAGGTTGATTGATGTAATTTTATTAATCAATGATGATGTCATTTGCCGTAGTTGTTTCAACGACATCATAATAAGTGCCGTTGTCTGTTAATTCTAAA